CCAGAAGTCTTCAAGCATGGACATGAACTTTTTGTCATCCTTGATTTCGCCTGTGTTTGCGTCATATACTAATTTATTTCTATAGCGTCCCATGACTTCACGGAGATATTGTTCCGCTTTATTCTTGGGAAGATTACCAACATCAATGTAGAAGATTCTTCTTTCAGGTGCTCTGGACAAACGATAGATGACCAGAGAATCTTCAATCATTCTCAGTTGGTTGACTGCTTTGATTGCTTTATGCAAATGAGAAAGCGTCATATTCTTATTGAGATCCTGAATACCAGAATGACAATAAGTGACAGAATCAGTAGCAATTTTCATGCCCTGATTAGTAGAATTTTTTAGACCTTTAGGATTGTACAGATAATATTCTGCTGCCTTTTGAGTCAGTTGAGTATTGATATCTTCGCCACGGAGTTGCTCTGGACGTTTTTGCTGATACTCAGTTACCTTACGAATTTTGCGAGGATCGATATATCGAAGTTCAGTAAGACCTCCGCGTGGATTCTTGGGGTCAATTACTTTATGATAGAACAATCTTCCATCAACATACCAGCGACGGAAAATTTCATAAGAACGATTATCAAAATCTAACAGACGAAGAATCTCTGTAAACTCTTCTCTAATTAATTTTTTAATTTTATCTGATTGTTTGAGGTTTGATAACTCAACCTCAACTGGTACATCGTCAAAGTTTCCACAAATTGTTTCGTTGACAATATCATCAACGGCACTATCGCACTCAGGTTGAAGAACCATCTCTCTATATCGAGTGATTAGTTCATACTCATTACGAACAGTTCCGTCAAAATCGACAGAATATCCATAGTAACCGCCACCTACAATAGGTTGCGATCCATCCATAGAATCTTTTTGAACAAAAGAAGGCCCCTTAGGGACCTTCTTTGCTCTTTCAAGTGAAAAACCGAAGAGCTGATTCGACATTATGTTATATGCTTATTGGTCCTGATCTATTTATCAGTTTACCACAAGGGGAGTCCAGTATTGAACTTGCAGTTCAACTGTGAATTCTTCAATAGCATCGTTGTTGCCGAAGTCCAGATCAATAGCAGCAATGTTACTGGGGAAGACATTATAGAACTTATAAGACTTGAGGATCTTAGGCGACTCACCATCCTTAACATCTCTTGCCAACTGGTGAACAGACATGTCTGCAAAGTAACCAGTAGCATCATCCGCGTCACCAAGACCAGCAGCAGATGTGAAGTTTTCGTTGTATGCTTGAATGGAAGAGGACCAAAGTTCAAATGCGCTTCTAAGTGCAAAGTTGCTGTCGTTCTGAACTGTAATTGTCCAAGGTTCAAAGGTACGATCACCAGCAATCTTCAGAACACGACCTCTGAAAGGTACTTCAATAACACCGACCTGAGAAGAAGGAAGGTTTGCCGCACGAACGGTGAACTTACCTAAGTCAATCAGACTAGAGTTGTTGATAATTCCTGTGGGGAATGCAAGATCTACTTGGAATAGATTAGGACGCGCAAAGTCAGCTGCGACATTTGCCTTAAAATCGTCAATAGTTCCTCTTTTTGCCATTGTTGTAGTCTCAATAAAAGTCTCTTTCTCTAATATTTAGTACAACTAATATTTTCAGACATAAAAAAGAGGGTCCGAAGACCCTCTGATTATTTGATCTGTTATTAGTTTGCTACTTCTTGGAACGCAACACCAGTTCTGGTTGCTACGAATGTCAGAGTAATGTAGTTGATTGTGCGAGTAGGTTTCACAAAAATTTCTGCGAAGAACTCACCGCGATCAACTGCCTCAGGAGGGTTGTTTGACTGATCACACTTAACGAGGAAGTCAGTAACACCACGACGACCTTGAACTTCACGAAGATAAGGTTCGACAATGTTCAGGAAGAGTGAACGCTGCGACTCATCATTCTGTTCAAAGAGTTGTGCCTTAGCAGCACCACTGATGACACGCTCGATAGTGAGGAACAGACGGCGGACGTTGATTCTGTCGAATGCAGATGCAAATCCGAGTGCTGTCTTGTCGCCAAAGAGGACGACGCCTTGACCAGGGAACGATACGATTGGGTTGATTCGTGATGCATAAAGTTTGTCACGCTGTGTCTTAGTGGGAGAGTATGCCAGTTTGATAGCGTTTCTCAGAACACCACGCTGGAAACCTGCGGGAGAGAACCAAGGTTCTGCAACTTCAGTAGTTTGCAGGCAAAGACCAGCAACGTCGCCGTTGCAAGGAACGTAACGATAAACATCGTTGTACTTATCATAGATGTACTTGTAACCAGAATCAAATACCAGGTACGAGGACGAAGGTAAAAGATCGAAGAAACCTACGATGTTATTGGTGATTGTAGTAGTATTGGAAAGACCAATTACATTTCCTCTACGAGGAGAAGCAAATACCATACAATCTCTACGCTCTTCAGCAATGTTTACCAGAGAGGTAACTTTTGCGAGAGCAGCAGCATCATCAGCACCAGAAGGACCAGTTAAGATGTAGTCAATGGTTTGAGACTCAGGATCTTCGCAGAGTGAGTATGCGGTAGTAACATCTGTTGCACTGATGTCATAAACGCCACCAGAAGTGCCATAGTCTGCACCAGAAGTAAGACGATAATAGTAAGTAGAACCATTCTTTGTTCCGAGTGTTGTGCGTCCCGAAGGATGACTTACGGAACCAGCATCAGAACGGAAGAGGTTGAACTGACGACCATTCGCAGTTTGACCAAAATTACCATCAGCAGCAGTTGAAGTTGCATTAGATAATGAAGCACCAGTTTCATGCTCACCCCAGAACAGATACTGAGATCTCTGCTTCAGAACTTCAACATAGTAGTTAGTTTCACCAACAGAAGTCTTAGCATCAGATGCTTTAGAGACTCCAATGAAACGCTCAAGAACAGCACCAGTTGTGCCAGTGATTTTACCATCAACGTCAATGACGAGGATGTGCATTTCATCGCGGTGACCACCTACGGAATTTGCGTAGAGGGATGTGGTAGGACGAGGTGCAGAATTAACCCAGAATTCACCAGGGAGATACTCACGCTCAGCATACTCAGAACGAACAGAAGCAATCGTACATGCCTGAGAGTTGTTATCGTTGAATGCATCACCTGCTGCGAATTCAACACTACCTTTGTCTAATTGAACATAGATACGACGCTCAATTGAAACTACATCACAGGTGTTGGTGCTGCTCTGAGTAATTGTCTGACCAGCAGCGATGACACCAGAGATACCATCAGCATCAGGTTCGATTTCCAGTCTCTTGTTAGCAGGATCCCATGAAAGAATATTCATGGCCTGAGCATCAGAAATTTGAATTGATGCAACGCCAGGTTCAAAATCACCAACAACATCGTTTACTGTAAGAACAATGCTATAGCGGAAGACTTTACCAGATGCTCCAGTATCTCCAGCACCTGTTGCAGTGATTGTGGTATCCTCATCAAATTCAAACTCGTTTGTTGTAGGAGTAGGAGTTACAAGAATTTGGTCAGGACCAGCATCAGTTACAAAGATACCAATTGAGTTACCTTTAGCACCAGGAGTTCTTGCTGCATAGTTCCAGTTATTAGTAGCACTCTCAAAAGTCGTTTCGTAACTTTGAAGATTCTTGATGAGAGGTGCAGTACCAGTATCAACCGCGTTCTTTAGGTTAGAAGATGTAACCCGAATAGTTTTTAACAGACCACCATAGGAGAGGAATTGAGATGCGGTGTACCAAAACTCATAGTTACTATCGTTTGGTTTACCAAATACTTCTACAAGATCTCGCTCAGAAGCGATTTCTACAATTTCTTCTACAGGACCAAGTTCAAAAGGTGCAGCAAGTACACCAACGTTTGCGGTCGATAATGTAGTGATAGTCGTCAGGTCTCTCTCCTGAATGACTACACCTGGCGATAATTGATTAGCTGCCATTGTTTAAGTCTCCTAGTGATTCCAACATCGGTTGTCTAGGATTATTTATATTTTTGAATCTTTACCTGAACTCCCACATATAGGATTTATCTCCGTATTCCGCGACCTTCCACACATCTCCTTGTGCGTCTGCAAAATACTCGTCTTCTAATCCATCATCAATAAATCCAAAAGGAGCCATGTCTTGTTCGATCGAATCTCTTTGATCATCATAAATGCGTTGACGAACATCATTGTCGTGCATTTCCTTAAAGTAAGGTTGCATTGCCATCCAAGCAAAAATAACCAAACACATGGCAAGGTCATCATTACATCCTTCTTCCGCTTGGAATGTTTGTCCTTTCGCAATAAAAGTAGTTAGTTCTGCGATAGTATCATAATCATTTAGGAGAAGTTTATCATCTTCAATAAGTGCTTTTAAATTAGAACATCCAACTTGCTTGACAGCAGTTGACATCTTAACACCCAACTGAGTTTTCTTACCAGAGAAACCCTGACCCAACTGCTGCCCTGCACGTCCGCGCATTGCTGCCATCAGTAGATTCTCATATTCCAAATCAAACTGAATAATATCTGCAACCTGACCACCAATATCATTTACTTCACATAACACATATGCATTATTATAGTTCTTAGCAACATCTATAATAATGTTGGGAAAGATGATAGGTTTGATTTCATTGTTTTTATATCTAGCAACCATTTGATATGGTATAGTTGTCGTATCAAATACAACGAATGCTGAGTAATCGTTTCCAACTCCACGCGACACGTCAACAGTTATAATGTAATTATGATCTGGTTCGGCACGCTTATAGATTGCAAGACCTTTATTTTGTGCAATTGGATCATGATATGGCATAACTCTCAATTTACTAGGAGAGATCAACGTATCAACAGATCCTAAGAATTCACATTCAAACTCAACTCGGAACTGCTGCTCCGATGTGTTTTTGATTGTTTGTTCTTTCCATACTTCATCACGACCAGGAACCTCCGACCAATGCACTTCTGTAGGAACATATTCATTCGATCCTCGTTCTGCGTCATGCCAAAGTTTATAGAACATGTTCATCCCGTGAGGGGTAGAGATGATAATAACCTTGGTAGATTTACCAGATGAGATAGTAGGATAAACAGAACTAAAGAACTGGTCAGCAATATGATTCGGAATGAACGCGAATTCGTCCAGAAATATGACGTTAAAAGACATACCCCTGACAGCACTAGCTGAAGTAGAAGCAGCCATGATTTTACTTCCGTTCTCCAGTTCCAGACTGCCTCGGTTCCACTGGAGGATTCCTTGCTGCATCCAGTTTGGGAGGTTTTCATAACTTAGTTGTAATCTTTGGAGCATCTCCCTAGCAGTCGCTGCTTTGTTTGCAAGGATTGCTACGTTGACATTTGCATTAAAAAGAACGTACCACAACAAATAGGAAGTCACAATAGTAGACTTACCTGACTGACGTGGTAGTTTTGCAATATTAAATCTCTCAGCATGAAACTTTTCTACCATCTCCTCTTGGAAATGATACATGTCAAATGGAATCAAACCTTTATCAAGAGAAACAATCTTGATATAATTTTTGATAAAATATACTGGATCTTCAGAACACTTTAATACCTCAGCAACCTGATCTGGTGTAAACTCTGTAGATACATTCGCTTTTTTTAGATTAGGATTGCCAAGATATTGTTCAGTATTACTCATACAAGTGTTCCATGCTGTCTACGAATCTCACGCAGTTCTTCAAAGTCTTTCTTTTTGGTTCCGCCATCATATGCCCAGGCGTAACCCTCTTCAATCATTGCTTCATTAAGGCTGGATTCGGCGTCCCCCAGATAGAGCCACCCGAGCAGACGACCATACTTACCAACACCGCCAACAAGTTCAGTGCGAATAACAAGGTTATCTTCTCCCTTAAGCGCATCTTCGAGTTTCTTTTTGAGCCAGTTTGTTGCATCAATACCGAGTTCCTTTTCTTCTTTATCACGAGTTCTTTTCTCTGGTGTGTCTACACCAGCAACTCTTACTCTTTCTTTTTTATATAGATCGAATCCAAGATCAATTGTAACATCAATAGTGTCTCCGTCAACTACTCTGTTGATCTTTATCACTCGGAAGTTGTAACAACTTTTCCGACTTGGGGGTGTCATTGCTCCCATGGGATTCTCGCTCATCAATACCTAGTATATAGACAATCACATAAAAAACTCCTGCTAAAAGAATGATGAGACACCAGATAATAGACCAGGTGACATCATTTACATCTTCTAATGGGCGAAGAAATAAGTTCATAAGAAATTATAATTTAATACCATTCTGGTTTTATATTCTCTAGGACAACTAGATGAATGATAATATTCACCAGGAAAAATTACTGCTCGTCCTTTTTTAGGATGCACTTGTTCTACATCATCTCCATGGTATATATTAGTCGGTCCATCACTATCACTAATATAGTACAACATCACATAATGTTTTTGATCTGGTA